AGGTGGTTTAGCAGGTAATTACTTTTCAGACGACAAGAATAAGAATTTGCTAGGCATGCTTGGTAAGCAAGCACAAGCCAACCCACAAACCATGATTAACCCACAAGCAATGATTGGTGGTCAACCTCATGTTGGAAATCAACAAACGATGCAACAGCCACAACAAGAGGGTGGATTCCTTTCAGGTCTTAAAGATGCTTGGAATGATGAAGAGACTCGCGCTAGGATGACTATCGCACTTAACTCTATGCGTCTTAGTCCTGATGCAAATATTGCTCAGTCTATGGAAAACAAGATAAAGATGTTGCAGGGCAAAGGCAAGGCTAATAAAACAGCCGAGTATTTATCTAAAACCAATCCGAAGCTCGCAGAGATGCTTAGACAAGGAATTATTGATTCTAAGACGGCAGTTAGTATGTTAGGTAGCAATAAACCTTCAACATTAGCCGAAAAGATGGCGCTATGGCAAAAAGACCCTGAAGCGTTTAAAAAGATGAGAGACGCAGGTGTTGTAGGTGGTGGTGGTGTTAATATCAACATGAATGACGAGTCAGACTTTGAGTTCCAAAAGTACGCTATGAAAGGCGCACAAGGACATATTGACGCAGGTGTTGGCGCACAGAACGCAATGGCTAAAGTTACTACGCTTATGGAGCTAGGTAAGAATGAGACACTAAATAGTGTTCCTAACTTAGCAAGAGGGTTTATTCCTACAGGCTTCTCTGCTGCAGCAGATGCTTATAAATCTCAAATGGTTGGTGTAGCTAAAGGACAAAGAACAGCAGGTGAAGGTCCAATGTCAGACAAGGATATTGAATTATTAATCCAAGCGGCAGGTCCTATTTCATCAGACATTAAAGCTAGAAACATCGCTCAACAAGCATTAGTTGATAACTCTAAGAGGGCTATTGAGAGAGCTAACATTGGTAGAGCGTTTATGTCACAACAAATTGACCTACCTACATACCACAAGCAGATGTCTATGCTAGGAGACCAACCTTTATTGTCAGACGATATGAGAGGCTATATTCAAGCACTAGGCAAAGCACCTAGCTATAATTCATTACCACAAGAGGCAAAAGGACAAGTCACGGAAGAGCAATGGAACGCCATGCCTTTCGCAGACAAGATGCTATTTAAAGGGAGCAAGTAATGGCTTTAACACCTGAACAACAACAAGCATTAAACAGTGCAATGGCTAGCCCCTCAATGCCCAAACCTGAAGCTCCAACACAGAGATGGAGAGCAGGATTAGAGGGTGCTACTTTGGGTTTTGGTGATGAGCTAGAGGGTTTTATTAGAGCTATTCCTCCAGGAAGTAGAAGCTATGAAGAAATCAGAGACGAGGTTAGGGCAAAGGTAAGTGCTTATCAAAAGGATTCTCCTGGTGAGGCTATCACTATGGAATTACTTGGTGCTATCGCTCCAACAGCCGCAGCATACCTGTTGCCCGTGCCTGGCACAGGACCTGCAACAACGGTTAAAACAGCAGGTTTAATGAAAAAAGCAATGCCATTTATAAAACGTGGTATGGCAGAAGGCGCAGTGGCAGGATATGGAACAGGTGAAGAGGGCGCAATAGAAGACCTGCAAAGAGTACCTTTTGGTGCTGCTACAGGTGCATTGTTCTCAGGTGGCGCAGGTGTTGCTATGGATGTGGGTGGCTCGCTTGTTAGTAAGGTTATGGACAAATCACGTCAAATGTTCGGAGACCAAGCGTCTACAGTAGTAGGTAAAGAATTACAAAGACTAGTTGAATCTACAGGCTTCTCTCATGATGAGATTCTACAAAAGATTACGGACGGGGAAATTATTGCTGAGAACCAAACTCTTGAGGCGGTAGTAAGAGCGCTCAGAGCAGAGATGGGTGCGCCAGGCGCTAAGATTAGTGAGACAATTTCAAGACGCTCGAAAGAAACAAAAGACACTGCTTTAGAAAGAATGCAAAAGGGTTTAACACCTGATGTTGATGGCAATGTATATAGAGCTTACACAGCGTCAGATGACGTAGCTAAACTTCAAGAAAGAAAACTATATAAAGGTGTATTCGATGACGCTCAACAACTATCACCTGAAATTGTAGACACATTAGCGGACGCTGTTAAGAGATTCCCTAATGCTAAAGAAGCGCTAGGTGAGATTTATCAAGCAAAAGGTAGCTTAGTTCCTTTCTACACGATAGGAAAGAATGGCGAGGTTAAGATTGTTAGAATGCCTACACTTGAAGATGCTGAGATTGTTCGTAGAGGTCTAGCAGAATCAACAAGTGGTGCGTTCAAGACAGGTAAAGGCGCATTAGGTGAGCCATTAGGCGCACTAGAGTCAAAACTTAGAACTCTATTAGATGACTTTGCGCCATCACTTAAAGCGGTAAGACAAAACGCTTCAACTATCAGAAAGTCAAGAGACGCATTTAAGATGGGTCGTGGCTCTTTAAATAAGAATGTTGATGAGCTATCAGTAGATATGGAGAGGTTAATTGGAACAACTCCTTCTGTTCAGAATGCGGCTACATTAAAAGCGTTTAGAGCAGGTGCAATGAACGCCCTTAGAGACAAGGTTAGAAAGATGCCTACGTTCTTTGAGAAAGCCTCTAAAGAAGGTGAGCATTTCAATGAGTTACTTAGGGTCATATTCCCTGATGAGAAGATTGATGACTTATTACAAAAAGTGAACATTGCAGGTCAAGCGCAACAAACAAAACGTAGAGTAATGTATGGCTCACCAACAGCACCTCAAGAGAAGGCTTCTGATATACTAGGCTTAACTACTAGAGCAACTCAGGGAGACCCTACAGCAATGATGGGGCTTGCATCTAAGTTGGTTGCTAGTATGAGACCTAAAATGAGTGAAAAGCAAAGAGGTGACTTAGTAGATTTGTTATTATCTGAAGACCCTGATTTTGTTAGAAAAGCCTTGCTAGATGAGTCATGGATGGCTAAACTACAAGATAAGATTATGCAACTTGGGAGCGGATTATCACGAGGCGTTCAAAGAGGCGTAGCAATAGAGACAGCTGACCAAGGCGGTGATATTGGTGAAGGTCTAATTAACTTATTCGGACAATAGGAATAAAAATGGCAGAATTAAAGCAAATGAGCGAAGACGACATCCAAGGTATTGTTAGTGATGCTGTTAGTGAAGCTGTTGACTTCGTAGAAAGTGAAATTACAGAAAGCCGTATCAAAGCACAGCGTTATTTTGATGGCGAGACTGATATTGGTGAAGAAGAAGGACGCTCTAAGATTGTGGCGACTAAAGTACGTGATACAGTTCGTGCTATCAAGCCTAGCCTTATGAGAGTGTTCCTATCATCAGACAATCCTGTTGAATATGTGCCATCAACTCAAGCAGAGGTTGCAGGTGCTGACCAAGCTACCAAATATGCTCATTACCGCTTTAACGAGCTTAACGGTTATACTTTGCTTAATGATGCAATCCATGACGCTCTAGTCAAGAAAACGGGCGTATTAAAAGCATATTGGGAAGATAGTACCGAAGCAACAATTCACACATACTCAAACCTAACTGAAGAAGAAATGTCTGTTATCGTAAATGAGGACAATGTGACGGTTATTGAGCAATCTACTGAGTTAGAAATGTCATTAGATGAATTTGGTATGGAAATTGAAATGCCAAAGTATGAGCTAAAGATTAGTCGTACCAAAGAATCAGGCAAAATGATGATTGAATCAGTGCCACCTGAAGAGTTCTTTGTAGATAGAAATGCTAGAAGCGTAGAAGATGCTTATGTAGTCGCCCACAAAACAGAAATGCGTGTTGGTGACTTGGTGGGCATGGGATATGACTTCGATGTTGTATCTGAATTATCAGGCAACTCAGTAGATGACACATTCTCAGATTCAGAGAAGTTTGAGCGTAGTGGTTATTCTGAAGATGACGAAGAACAATCACAAGACCCGTCTATGAAATTAGTAGAGGTTACAGAGGCTTACATGAAGATTGATGCTTACGGAACAGGTCAAGCGACCATGCACCGATTCATTCTAGGTGGTGGTAATCAAGAATTACTAGACTTTGAGCCATGGGGTGATGTTCCTTTTGCGGTATTTGAAATCGACCCTGAGCCTCATACATTCTTCGGACGCTCTATTGCTGACTTAATCATGAACGACCAAGACTCATCTACTGCTATGTTAAGAGGCATGATGGATAACGTATCACTTGTAAACAACCCATCTATTGATGTAGTTGAAGGGCAAGTGAACATGGACGATGTAATGAATAACGAGATTGGCTCTATTAGACGTGTTAAGACACAAGGCGCAATTCAAGCTAATGCTATTCCTTTCGTTGCAGGTCAGACTCTTGT